ACTGCCACTGATTATGATTTTTATGTTAAGAGCGGTCGTATATATCGTGTAAACGATGCCGTACTGTTCCCAACTAATCAACCTAAGTGGTACTCCGGTCGTCAGAGATATACTGTTGTTTATCAGTCCGGTTATGCTGCTGTACCAGAAGCTGTTAAGTGGGTTACATACGAGTTGATAGCGCGTAATCTAAAGATACTTCCAACGTCAAATGCTAAGGGTAGATGGACACAACCAGAGCACAAGAATATGAAGGATCAGACTGCCAAAGGAATGGTGATGGTACTGACTCCCCAAGAACAGGCTTTACTTGCCCCCTATCGCAATCGCGAGGTGTAAGGAATGGTAAAGCTTAAGTGGAATGCCCGAGGCGTTATACGGGATTTAAATGCCCATATCACGCGAACTATGCTTAAGATCGTTTTATTTCTAGAAGCACAGGCTAAGGTACTAGTAAGTAAGGGCAACGCAACCGGAAGAACACCATCACGACCAGGAGAGCCCCCGAGAGTCCGGACCGGTACATTAAGATCTAATATTAGCCATGACATCTCTACATCTAGAGGAGAGATAGTAGCTATATTAGGAGTACGTAAAGGCCTCGCAGATCAGTATGCCCCTCTACTTGAAGAGAAGGGGATACGAGATGGCACCACCCGGCCCTTTCTAAGACCTACTGTATTAAAGAACAGGGTCAAAATATTAAATATGTTGAGGTAATAATGGATGCATTAAGACAAGCTATATACGATGCTCTAGCAGCCGATGGAACCTTAACAGGATATTTGGCAGCTTACAGAAGCGACTTCGCTATTGTAGATGGTTACGAGATCCCCATGGATATGGAGACCCCAGCTATCTTATACGAAGTAATAGCAGATACAAATTTCGACTCGAAAACAGGTCGAGTTAGAGTTATTGTTGTTGATTTTACTATTGTCACAGGCACTAGTGACGATCCAGTAACAGTAGCCGAAAGAGTTAGAACTCTATTCCATAGAGTATCTATCACAGTCAGTGGTTGGACTAATATAATCACTGAAGTTAATGGCCCCGTGCAAGGAGTACAAGACGACAGCACTAAAACGGCCAATTTATCAATAGAATTCACATTAGCTTAAGGAGTTAATTATGGCAAGTGGAGAAAATGGTGATGATGTCGTCATCTATATCGGTGCAAACCAGATAGGGGGCGAAAAGAACGTTTCAATAAATGCTGAAATGTCAGTCATCGATACGTCAGCGAAAGGAGATGCTGAGTCTACCTTTATTTCAGGACGTACAACACATACATTAGATCTTGATGGTCTATATATTAATGCTGATTCAGCATGGGATGATCTTTCTGGAGCAATGGAAGCACAAACTTCTGTTACTTTGATGAGATACCGTAATTTAACATTCGTAGCATCAGCTACTGCATATGTTACATCTCTCAATAGATCACACCCTGATATGGATGTTGCTACTGTTAGTGCTTCATTTCAAATCAGTGGTACTTGGTCAGCAGGTATATAATCATTAATTAAATTGTTAAACATTAAGAGGCGGATATGGCTAACAAAAAACGTGGTGAGATCAAAGTTAATCTTGGAGGGCGAGATCGTTTAATGAAACTAACATTGAACGACTTCGCCGAACTCCAGGACCGTTATGACAACAAACCTTTAGTAGAAATCTTAGCTACACTAGATAAGATGGATGTTAAGGTATTAAGAGCTTTATTGTTCTTAGCATTACGTCATGATGATCCTGATCTTACAGAAGAACAGGTAGGTAACTTCGAGTTTAATTTAACTGATGTTGCTGAAAAGCTAGGTAAATGTATAGCGCTAAGTCTTGGTGGCGGTAAGCCAGCGGGAAAGTAGAAGGGGAAGAGGGTTCCAACGACCTGGACTGGGATGAATTACAGTCTATGGCCTATGGAATACTCAACATGACCCCAGATGTTTTCTGGAATTTAACCTATTACGAATTCTGTCTAGCATTAAAGGGGTACAAGTCTCGTGTAGAGCAAGGTATATCAGAGAGCTGGTGGACAGCTCATCTGACTACTGTTGGCTATCATCAGCCTAAGCGGTTCCCCAAACTGAATCAGATCATACGTCCACAAAATGAGATCAGTGAATCTCAGCGTAAAGATATTAAAGACCTTTTGGATAAAGTTCCAAAGGTTCGTAAATTGAAGGAAAAACGATAATGGCTTTTTCATCCCAATTAGGTGAAGCTCAGATTGCAATACGTGCCTCTACGGATCAATTGCAAAGGGATCTCGGTAAGGTTAAACGAACCGTACAGAGTTCTCTGGCTAATATCCAACAGAGAATGCGTAATTTCGGATCTATGGCCTCAATAGCCATTACAGCGCCTTTGGTTCTGTTCGGTAAAAAGTCTGTAGAAGCAGCAGCTGCCGCCGAAGAGATGGAATCAGAAAATGGGCAGATGAAACCTCTAAAGCTATTGGACGTTCCTCTTTCGAATTACGAAAGGCTGCGTCAGATACCCAATCACTATTAATTAGTGCTGGATTAGCCTCAGATGAAGCAACTAAAATGTCTACAGCTATGACAGAATTAGCTATAGATGTTGCTTCCTTTAATGATGTTTCTGATCCACAGGCTATCAATGCATTTCAAAAAGCCTTATTAGGTGAGAACGAAGCTTTAAAAGGTATCAAACTTAGTTTAAGTGCCGCTGAAGTTAAGGCACAGGCTTTAGCATTAGGGTTCGAAGGTAATGTATCTCAGATGGATTCAGCTACTAAAGCTCAAGCCGTTTATCAAGCTCTACTACTTAAGACTACAAAGATGCAAGGTGACGCTGCTAGAACAGTTGGCAGTTCCACTAACCAGATGAAAGCCTTTGGCGCTGCGATGACTGAACTTAGTATAGTCATTGGACAGCAGATACTGCCAGTGCTTACTCCAATTATCACAGCCTTAACGGGTGTGCTAAATTCCTTTGTTGCCTTACCGGCTCCGGTCCAGCAATTTACAGTGGCAGCTTTGGCATTAACTGCTGTTCTAGGTCCGTTAGCTTTACTATTAGGTACAATTAGTTTACCTATCTTAGCTATAGCAGCTGCCGTAGCTGGAGTTCTAACTGTATGGGCTGCGTGGGATCAGATAACGCAGATAGTAAAAGACACCTATACATCTGTTAAGACTTTGTTACTTGATAAACTAGGATCAGTATTAGATGCTATTGGAGAGAAGGTAGCTAAAGTTACAGGGTTTTTCCATGATATGTGGGATAAGGTTGTTGGGCATTCATATGTCCCAGATATGGTTGACGGTATTAAAACTGAGTTTTCTAAACTACAAGATGTAATGGTTAAGCCAACCGAATCAGCCACTAAGAAAGTTACAGGTCTGTTCTCAAATATGGCTGGTGATATTTCATCTAGTATAGGACAAGGTTTCCAAGGAGCTTTCGGAGCTGTAGGGGGTCAATTAGGGGGATCTATTAGCAACCCTATAGCCAGTGCCTTCCTATCTCCAATTATAGGGGCCGCTTCAAGTAGTATAGGATCCGCTATAGGAGGACTATTTGGCACTCCAGGGAAAGCGTTAGGTGGACCAATTAGTAGACCGACCTTAGTAGGTGAGAGAGGACCAGAATTATTTATACCCGGCCAAGCCGGAACTGTTGTTTCCAACTCTAATATGGGTGGTGGAACTGTCATTAATCAGAATATAAGCTTAATGCCTGATGTAGGCAAGGCCTTTAAAGAACAACTAACACAAGCAATGCCCGTTATTAGATCTGCAGCTATTCAAGGTGTGGCAGAATCTAATTCACGACGTGGACGAGGAGGACGTTAATAATGGCTTTATCTTATCCAATAGTATTCCCTACAGGAGTAGCTATTCGAGACATACGATGGCATGCTATAAGTAAAGTAGCTCAAAGTGAGTCCCCATTTACTGGAGAACAACAAGTCGTAGCTCATGAAGGAACCTGGTTTGAAATTGAAATACAGCTACCTCCAATGACCAGGGCCCAAGCTGAAGACTTTGTTGGTTTCTTGTTAGCTATGAGGGGTCGGTTTGGTACCTTTACATTAGGAGATCCTGATGGTGGAACACCTCAAGGAACAGCAACTGGTACTCCTCTAGTTAACGGAGCTTCACAGACCGGGACTACATTAGTTACTGATGGATGGGATATTAACCAAACTTCTTTATTGAAGCGAGGAGACTGGATTCAGATCGGGTCTTACGCTTATAAAATTACACAAGATGCTTCATCTGATGGATCTGGAAATGCAACCTTAGAGATATTCCCAGCATTAAGATCATCCCCTGCTAATAACGCAGCTATAACAACAACAAACACTACTAGTTTATGGAGACTGTCCTCAAATGATACACTATGGTCAGTCGATGATCTAGTACATTATGGCATTACTATAACAGCTAGAGAGGCCCTTTAATGGCTAGGAATTTAACCGCAGCTCTTAACACAGAGTTTACATCAGATAGCTTTACTGTTGTCTTCTTCTTTAAATCAGTGTGGAACTCAGGTACATCTTATCTTTGGACAGGTTATGAAGATATATCCTGGGACGGTCAAACCTGGTTAGGTACTGGTAACTTAGCTGGTGTATCCTCTATAGAAGAGACTCAAGAGATTATAGCATCGGGAGCTACCTTTACATTATCAGGAGTACCATCTGCTTTATTAGCCCTTGCCTTAGGCGATGCTAGACAAGGTAATGAGGTATCCATGTGGGTAGGAGCTTTAGACTCTGCAGGAGCTATTGTCGTTGACCCTTATAAAGTCTTTAGCGGACTGATGGACGTACCTGGCATACAAGAGAATGGTGAGAATAGTGTTATTACATTACAGGCTGAGAATAGATTAATTGAATTAGACAGACCAAGAGAAGTAAGATATACAGATAGATATCAGCAGGGCCGATTTGCCTCTGATGTAGGAATGGAATACATAGCTGGATTACAAGATAAATCAATTCATTGGGGACAACCAGGATAAAATCATGGACTGGAAGACACAATTAGCTACCTTTATAGAACTACGACTACCAAGAAGATTTAAGTGGGGTAAGCACGATTGTTGTTTATTTGCTTGTGATGCTTGGGATCAAGCCTTTGGCGTAGACATTGCCGAATGGTTTAGAGGCCGGTACTCGACTAAAGAGGAAGCAGATAAGCTACTAGAAGAATTTGCTGGCGGTGGGTTAAGTAAAACAATGACTAAACTTGCTAGACAATTTAAATTACAGAAGATAGAGAGGCCCTTC